TGCAATTACCGCCGTAGTTGCTTGGAATACGACGGAAGGTTCACTTGATAACCTGGAAACACTAAACATGGGAATTCTTGCTGCAATGCCCGCAGGATACGTTGTGGGTCAGATCGAAAAGCCAACCGTTCTTGAAGTGGGTCAGTCGCCCATGTTGGTTGCTGACATCAACGTTTCAACGTACTACACGCAGACAACCTAAGGAGATAACGTGGCAACAACGATCATCACGGGTCGCGATTTAACACTGACGATCGCGACCGTTAACTATGACGCACAGGCGACCAGTGCGACACTTGCAAATTCACCAACCGTTGAGACTTACCAAACACTTGACGGCAAGGCTTACAAGCACATTGACGATCAATGGACATTTGACGTTTCAATGCTTGCTGACTGGGGTGCTTCAGGTTCATTGTGTGAGGCACTTTGGACTGCATGCGAGTCTGCACCAAATACAACTTTGGCAGTTTCATTGACTGCAGTCACAGGCGCAGTCTTTGCGTTTAACGTCATGCCAGTGTTCCCAGCAGTTGGTGGCACTGCACCTGACGCGCAGACCGTTGACCTATCATTTGTTGTGGTTGGAACACCAACCGAAACATTCAGTTAAAATCTAACAATCGGGAGTAAAAATGAAGTTACCAATAACAATTGAATACAACAACGGCGAGCAGGCGACATACACGGCTGCACCGCCTGAGTGGGTAAAGTGGGAAAAGCACACAGGCAACACCATTTCACAGGCTCAGGAAAAGATCGGAATTTCAGACTTGGTTTTCCTTGCTTATCACGCAATGAAGCGTGAAGCAGCTGGCAAGCCAGTCAAGCCGATTGAAGCCTGGACAGAGACCATTGCTGAAGTGATTGTTGGTGAGGCAAACCCAAAAGTTACCCAGTCGGAAGCCTAAACAGAATTGTTTGGGAGTTGGCTATCGCGACCAACTTGCCAAAAGAGCAATTTGAAACGGCTGAGGACATTTTGACAGTGCTTGAAATACTGGAAGGACGGGCAAATGGCAAGTGACTCAATCACTTACGACAAGGCTGAATTGCGTGCCATTACCCGTTCCTTTAAAGCAATGGATGACGAAGCATTAGCACAAGCCAAAAAGAATTCTGCCGAATTGGCTTCATGGGTTCGCGGCAAGATCATTGACGCAGCAAGTGTCAAAACCCGCAACCGTCAAGACAACAAAGTTGCTGAAGGTTCAAAGGTTTCGAAGTCATCAAAGATTGGCGAAATTTCTTTCGGTTATGCAGGGCAGAAACTAAGCGGCGGCGGAACAACGCAACAGATTTGGGGCGGCGCTGAATTTGGTTCAAATAAATACAAACAATTTCCAGTTTGGTCAGGTCGTGAAGGTCGCGGGTCGCGCGGCTGGTACATCTATCCAACGCTAAGATCAGCACAACCCGAAATCATTCAAAAATGGGAACAAGCGTTTGAAAAGATAGTTAGGAAGTATGACTAATGGCTGGTAGTCGCACGCTCAAACTATCGATTCTTGCTGAAACAAAGGATTTAGTCGACGGCTTAAATAAGGCGTCAAAAAGCACTGAAACATTTGGTGACAAGGCAACAGAGTTTGGTAAAAAAGCCGCATTGGCATTTGCCGTTGCTGGCGCTGCCGCATTGGCATTGGGTGCGGACGCAGTAAAGGCAGCAGCCGAGGACGCCAAAGCACAAGAAGTTTTGGCAGAAACAATCAGGGCGACAACAAACGCGACGGCAGCACAAATTGCAGGCGTTGAGGAATACATCACGCAAACATCAATTGCCATTGGTGTCACTGACGATCAGCTGCGCCCAGCATTTAGTCGTTTGGTTCGGAGCACTCAGGACACCGAAGAAGCCCAACGTCTATTGAATCTTGCACTTGATCTTAGTGTCGCAGCAGGAAAGCCCGTTGAAACCGTTGCAAACGCATTGGGTAAGGCGTATGACGGAAACACGGTTGCGCTTAACAAACTAGGTTTGGGGCTTGACGCAAATCTTTTGAAATCAAAAGACAACGAAGCAATCATCAAATCATTGGAACAAACCTACGGTCAATTTGCTGAAGGCGCAGCCGAAACGGCAGCCGTTAAATTTGAACGTATCCGTATTGCAACTGACGAAGCCAAAGAATCAATTGGCGCGGCATTGTTGCCAGTCGTGGAACGCCTTTCGGATTATGTTTTGACAACAGTCGTCCCAAATCTTGAATCATTTATCAACGGTTTGACTGGCAAAGGAAGCCTGACTGAAGCGAGCAAAAATGCTACAGACGGCGCGTTCAAATTTGGCGAACAGGTCAAAAGAGTTATCAGCACAGTTATCGATCTCAAAGAAGAATTGGGAATCGTTGCTGGTGTTTTTGCAACAATTTTTGTCGTTTCAAAAATAGCCGCTGGCATTCAAGGAACAATTGCGTTGATCAAGACATTGACGGCGACCTATGCTGCGCTTCGAAATACAGCATTGGCAGCTGCAATTGCTTCACGGTTTGCTGCAAATCCATTTTTAGGACTTGCCGCAGCTGCTGGCATTGCTGCTTCAATCTACGCTGCAACAAAGATTTTTGACAATGGTGACGCCGCCGCAAATGCGCCGTCAACTGGTGCAATTCCATTTGCCAGCGGGTTTGGTGCGCCTGAACAAACCCCAGCACAAAAAGCACAATTAGCAGCAAGCGTTGCGGAATCTTTAGCATTTGCAAAAAGCGTTCAAAATCAATCAAGCGGCGTCAGTAGTGCGCAGTCAATAGCGGCAGCGGCAACGGCTTCAACGTCAAACGTTGTTTCTAGTAATTTCAATCCTGGTTCATTCCGCGCAGGCGAAGCGGCTACGAGTGGCACAACTATCAACGTGACAGTGACTGGCGCAATTGATTCTGAAGGCACTGCACGCACAATCGTTGAAACCTTGAACAATTCCTACTATCGCGGCACTGGTGGTGCAACCGCGCTTGTGGCAATCTAATGACGCAATGGAATCCCATTTGGCTTGTTGAAATTGACGGCGTTGAATACACCGACGCAATTTTGGCAAACCTAACAATTCGCACTGGTCGGACAAATATCTATGAGCAAGCCCAGGCAGGTTATGTCAACCTTCAATTGCTGGATTTAGCGCAAACCATAATCCCAGTCAATATCAATTCAACAATAGGTGTTTCAGTCAAGGACACCGCAGGCGTATTTGTAGCAATCTTTGGTGGCAACGTGGTTGACATTGCCTTGGAAGTGCGTGAAGTGGGTTCAACGGCCTTCACTCAAACGTACTCAATCACGGCACTTGGTGCGCTTGCCCGTTTGCCAAAGTCATTGACTGAAGGCGTGCTTTCCAAAGATTTTGACGGCAATCAAATTCAGACAATCTTGGAACAAGTTTTATTTGGTTCATGGGCTGAGGTTGCTGGCGCAGTTACTTGGGCAACTTATGACCCAACAACAACTTGGGCAGACGCTGAAAACAACGGATTGGGTGAAATAGACACCCCAGGAAATTACGAATTGGCAGCGCGTTCTAGTTCAACAACTGATGTTTATTCACTGGTTTCAGCCTTAGCAACTTCAGGCTTGGGCTATATCTATGAAAACGCACTTGGGCAAATTGGTTATGCTGATTCGACGCACCGCACGACCTACCTTGCCACCAATGGCTACGTTGACCTTGACGCCAATCAGGCGCGTGGGGCTGGGCTAAGGATTGAAACGCGTGCTGGGGACGTTCGCAATTATCTGACTATAAAATACGACGCAACCAGTTCCAGCGAAAAAACCGCGTTTGACGTGACTTCAATTGGTCAATACGGCACACTTGCCCAAATCATTTCAACAACCTTGCACAATGCGGCTGACGCCGAAAGTCAAGCGGATTTCTATTTGTCGTTAAGAAAACAACCCCAACCAATCTTCAGCGAAATTACGTTTGACCTGACAAACCCTGAATTGGACAATTCTGACCGCGACAACCTAATTGGAATTTTCATGGGCAAATCCGTTACAAGGTCAGTGGACGTCGGGAGAACAAAACCATAGTTTGAGGTCGGGTTTGTCAATTGAGTTTCCTTTCGTTAAGCGACTATTGTCGCATTTTCCCAGTCAAGTGTTGGCGACACGCTTGACCATGTTTCAGTTATTGGTACGTCGTCCCAACGCATAGCCTGCAATGAGTAGGCAAGTGGTGAAAGTAGCAAAGTGACCGAAAGTTGATTGTAGGAAGCCTGAAACGACCAGCCCTCAACAAAGCCTTGAAACGTCCCTGAAATCATGTTAAGCGGTAAATTGTTTAAGGCAATTGCTTCACCCATAAAAATGCCCAAAAGGTTGTCTCTATCTGCGTCGTCCAATTCAGGGTTAGTCAAATCAAAGGTAATGTCGCT